GTCGCCGCCACCAGAGGACGCATCCACAATGGTCGTGACCGTGTTGCCGGTGAGGCGGATGTTGATTTCTTGAACGCCGGTTGCTGAAAGCTGGAAAATGCTCACTGCTTGGGGCCTCCACCAACATCAACGCCATTCGAATAGGACCACGACGTGCCAGCCGATATGTTCTCTTCGAACTGCAACACGCGAGCCCGAGCCCGCTGCTGCGTCCAGCCTGTTGATCCTTTAGCCACACCCGCCGCGAACGTTACGCCGCCGCCAAGGCTTGCGCCCGTCCCCACTGCAAGCGTCGAATTTGCAGCATCGCTGACCGGCTTAACCCACTTGATCAGTGGCTCGCTGTCTGCTGAGACCTGCGAGCTTTTGATGGTCGCGGCCATCGGCGTTCCCGAGAACGTCGCAAACTTGTAGGACGTATCGAGCGCCCCGAGCCCCGTCGCGCCGCCCTGCCAGAAGCGGGCATTGATCGCGAGGGCCGTAGAGTCGATGGTTGCCGACACGCTGTCGATGGACACAGCAGGCGTAGCCAGCCGGGTCAGAATAGACGTTGCCATCGGAATAACCGACCATTCCTTGATCAGCCAGTTATAGGCCAGCGCATAGGTCGAATTGACGCGCCAGATCACAAGGCTGCGCGCCGGGTCAACCGTGCCCTGAAGGTACTGATAATTGGATGGGCCAATGTTCAAATCAGCCCAGCGGTTGATCTTTTCCGCACCAATCGGAATGAGTGCGCCCTGACGCTTGTCAAACTGCCACGGGCCGTCCGTGTCCCACCAGAAGGCCGAACCATCGAACGCGGTCAGCGTGCGGTCAGCAACGCAACCCCGCTGGTCGGCAATCTTGGATATGCCGTAGAGGGTCGGGCCAACACCGAACGTCACGAGACGAATAGCGCTTTCCTGACAAACGATCATTGCGCCGTTTTGGAGGTCCCTGCCCCCGATCAGCGCCCCGCCATCCTCGAACGTCTTGCCGTCAGCGCCGCCACCCTTCCACGCGGTATAGTCGCCCTGCCTGGACGACTGCATGCGGCGATTGTTGCCATTGCAATCGAAGGCAAAGACCACGTTCTGGCACGACGCCAGCGCACGAGCCGCAGGAGCACCCGACACAGCGTCATTCGTTCCGGGGCTTTCGACGTTGTACGCCTTGAAGCCATCGGTGGTGTCGCTGTTGAGCAGGTATGACCCATAGTGCAGCAGAGCCACGTCATCGGTCGCAGTGACGTTGCGCCCGGTTTCTACATCGCTCCACTGAAACGAACCGTCCAGAACTTCAATCGTTGTTCCGGTCGCAGCAAACACCGTCCAGTCGCCGCCGAACTTCTGCAAGGCAATCGCCCCGCGTGGTTCGCCAGACAATGCCTCTGCGCCCGTTGCGGTGATCAGGCGCGGGAATGGGCCGTAACCCATGCCAGTACCAGCCGCCTGCGGAACAACGCCCTGCGCGGTCTCGCAAAAGGGTTTATCAGGGCCGCCAACGTCAGGCCGCCACGGACCCCACGGCTGCATCACGGCGTAGCACCCGGAAGATGCACAACCGCCTTGCTAATCTTGGCAACGGTTGACTGCTGCGTCAGTTCATCGACCGCCGTCGCGCCCTTGGCTTCAAAGATAGCCGCCTGTTCAAATTCTTCTTCGAACGCAGCCTGAGCCGCACGGCAATAGAACAGGTACGCATCCGGCGCGGCAGTGAGCATCCAATTTGTTGCGTTGCCCGATGACAGGGCCGTCAGCTTGGCTTCATAGTCCAGCGTCAAGTTGCCGGTATAGACCGAGGCCACTTCAATCGTGGTCCCGGTGACGGCGAAAATGTAGGGTATGCCGCCATCGTCCCAGACCCGGCGCTCACGAACGGCAGCGATGGATTTCTCGTTAAGCGGCCCGTAGGTGGTATGGACCAGCGACAATGCCCTCACAAAGCCCGTAGGAAGGGCAACAGAGCCCGAAGTCAGCGAAAGGGTAGTGCTGGTCTCGCGAGTGTAATGCGCCCCTAGGCGGCGGTTCATGACGCTTTCAGCCAGGAGGATGAAATCGTCTAGCTGGTCCTGCGAATAGGTGCGGGTGCCCCATGTCGCAATCGCAGTTGAAAGGCCGCTGTAGTTAGCGAGTGACATTAGACGCGGCCCCTAGATGTGCGGAACTTGGAATGATCCGAGTCATTGAGGTATTTGCTCAGGAAGCGGCGATCTTGCCCGTCGATGGCATCGCCAAGCCCGGCCTTTTCAAAGGCAGTCAGCGGCACGGATGCCACGAGGTTGTATTCGCCAAACCGCTTGCCGTGAGACTCTTTCTCCAGCGCCGCGTTAGCCTCTAGAACCGCGTCAACTTCCTGCTCGACATGAGCCGCGCGAAACTTGCCCTTTGCGTCGTAGCCAAGCCAGACCTTGCGGCCAATCTCTCGGTCATCATCGAACAACAGCCAGTTCAGCGACGGGTTCATGGTCAATCCATCGCCTTCGGGATTTCATCTTCATCGGCAAGCCGGGCAGCGCCAACGGCCTTCCAATTCAGGTAGAGTTCTTTCGGGGCCTTGATGACCGAGCCAGCGCGGTTCTTCTCAGTCCCAAGGAAGCAATCACGGATGCAATAGACCCACGTGTCAGCGGCTTCCTTGACGGCTTCGTCTTCGCGTTCTGCCTGGATATCCAGCGCCTCCGCTACTTTCTCAGCCAGCGTATCGACGGACCAGCGCCCGTCCACTTCCATGCCAAGCGCGCGGGCCTGGCCCAGCAGCACCTTTTTGGCTTCGTTATCGCTCATTGAATGCTCCAAAATGAAAAGGGCCAGCGCGAAGCCAGCCCCTTTCGGTTAATGTGGTCAGTCTTACTGGTCAGCGAAAGACGGAGCCGTTGCCGAGACAACAGTGCCGTTGACGTACCAAAGAGTGCCGTCCGAATAGATCGTGACAGAGGTCCCGGCGTCCGGGGTGAGCACGGTCATTTTCGAGTTTGAGTTGCCGTCCGAATAGACCGGGACAACTTCGTCACCCGCCGAGTTGGCGTCAGAGTCGAGATGCACAACGCCGCCAACAAAGTAGTTGGTATTGGACCCGGTGTTCAACAGCCAGTCCTGGGCATCGGCAGCCGCGCCGCCATACCAGAACTCGTAGTTGAGACCCTTCTTGGGGGCCGGGAGCGTGACGGTGATGTCAGCAGTCAGGTTCGGGAAGATGTGCAGCAGACCCGAATTGAACTCACGAACGGTGTAGGTGGCCGCATCGGTGATGACGACCGGATTGAAACGAAGAGACATTTGGCATTCCTTTTCTGAGTGTCAGAAGAAGGCCCGCTTAAGAAACGTGCCTTGGGGGGGCTGGGAGCGGAATTGCCCCCAGCCCGCTAGTCATCAAGTCGAAGCGGTGAGGCCGAACACGTCAGCGATGACGCCGATACCGGCTTCGTTGACGCACTTGAGCGTGCCTTCAGCGATCAGAACGCCATTCTCGGCATCGCCCGTCTTAGCAACGGTGTCTTCCTGAATGGGGCGCAGCGAGCACCACTTGACCATGCTGGGATCAAGGGCAAAGACGCGGCGAGCGTCAGCAGCGCTGTTGCTCATGACGCGGTTCGCCATGACCTTCACCGGACCCCACGGGCTTTCATAGATGTCCGCAGTGCCGATAATGGTGTTCGTGCCCTTGCCAGCAGCGTAGCGGAAAGCCGCAACGTTGGTGTCGGACATGAACGTGGCAAACACGCCCTTGTTATAGGGCGAGCAAACCACGGTCGTAACGTCGCCGCCTTCCTGATAGATCGACTGAAGGACGGTATCAGTCAGCGCCTTCGACCAAGCACGAAGAGTGCCAGGCGTTTCAACGGTCGTCACACCACCAGTGAAGCCGCCCGATGCGCCCGAGTTACGCGACACGTTGGAAGTCAGCCAGGTCGGCAGACCGCCAGAGCGGCGCGGGTCGGAGTTGGACGAAGCGGTGTTCGTGATGATGGACTTTTCGATATCCTTGCGGATCGCCTTGCCCTTCTTCATCAGTTCGTGAGCGCGCTTTTCAGCATTGCCCGCGTTATCCACCGCCTGCTGGGAACCAGAGAAGCGGAAGGTCTTGGTGAAGATCTGGGTGTAGTTGCCCACGCGGGTCGGCGGGGACACGGCGTCGAACGAGTATTCGTTACCTTCCGGCTGCGCGTTATCGGCAACAGCGTCCAGCTCTTCGAATTCCCATTCGGGGTGCTTCGATGCGGCCTTTTCTTTGCCTGCCATCGAATAGATCGGGGTGTCGGTCGGCGTGATCATCGACACGAAGTTGTCGAGTTCCTCACGGTTACCAACGGCCTGCGTGGTGACCACGGTATTGGCTACAACTGCCATGATTGGCTATCCTTTATTGAGAGATGCGATGAATGCAGCGGTCACGTCCTCAAGACTTCCCGACTGCTTGGCTCTGCTGATCGCATCGGTCGCCCGTCTGGCCTGCTGTGCGCCTGGAGAAAGCCGTTTGCCGCCCTTCGCGATGGGGGGCCGACCTTCAACCTTCTTCTGCACATTGGCCTTGTTGGCTTGCAGTTCACGCCACGCGATTGCATCCTTGAGCACCAGCAATTGCCGGTGGTCGTGATGGATGTTCGCAAGTTCCTGCGGCGTGTAACCGTACTCGGGGCCGTATTTTAGCGTCTTCTGCCCGAACGCTTGCAAACGCTTCTGGTCCTTCAGCTCAGGGAGCTTTTCGAGTGCGGTTTCCCATTCCTTGTTAATCCGCTCCTGCGTCTCGGTCGCGGTCTTAGCTTGGCGTTCCTGTTCGGCCCGCTGCTGTTCCGTTTCGAGATACTGGAGGTGATTAGCCCACTGTTGATATGCGACCTGTTCGGCCTGGTAGCCTGCGGGGTCATAGTTCGGTGACCGGGGGTCCGCTTTTGACGGGTCGGGCTGGGGCGGAATGATGGACTTGACCAGCGAGGCGACGTATTCGCGCTGCTGGATTAACTGCTCTTCCAATGCTTTTGCGGCAGCGATTTGGACCTCAGATGCCTTGCGGGTCTCTGCGGCTTCCATAGTCTTCTGCCGGTAATCACGGTCGCGAAGATTGCCCTTGATGAGTTCGTCAACGGTGACCGTGGTGCCGTCCTCAAGTCGCACCTTGCCATTTTTGGCAACATAGCGGCCTTGATCGCTTCCCGGTTCGTCTTCGTCGTCCTCTTCGGCTTGACCTTCGTCATCCGTTTCGCCGTCCGTCTCTTCGCTTTGATCCTCGTCGGATGCCTGCAATTCGTCGTCGGTCTGTTCGCTCTCGTCTACATCCTCAACATCGGATTGGCTGGTGTCAGCTTCCTGCGGAGTGGTTGCGGTGACGTAAGCGGCTGCGGCCTGATCAATAGTCAGGCTTTCGCCACCATTGCTGGTGTCGATTTCTTCCATGTTCTCTGTGGGGTTGCGCTAGTTCCGGTGAAGGTTGACTAGCTGGTTTTGGCTACGGGATTGCCCGCAACGTCTTCGGCTTCCCTGCGTCAATGAAGGCGCGGAGATTGTCGCGAATGTCGTCAACCACCTGAACGGTGGCCTGTGCCTTTAGAAGGCTGTTCTTGTCGTCAGCATTGACCGCAATCAGCGTCTCGACTGCACCGTTGCGGATGGCATTTAGCGCCGCCTGGAATGCTTCGTTATCGCGCAGGCTCATGGCCTCTGCGGCAAGATCGCTCACTGGTGCGTGACCGTGCAGGAAACGTTGGTTACGGTGTTATAGCCCACGTAAATGCCGGTGTAGATGTCGCAATCAAGGGTGATCGTGTGCCCCGGCGTTGATGCAAAGACCCACTCGCTAAAGAGGATCGTGCCGCTCTCGGTGAGGCTGTCATAGACGCTCAACAGCCCCGCAGTCGGGGTTGCCGTGGTCGGCGCAATCGAGATGGTGTGCAGCTTGCCGCCACCGGTCTTAACCAGCGCGTCAGCGGTTACGCGTGTGATTTCCATCGTGCTGTCTCCTAAGCCGCTACCAAGAGCAGCATTTCAATGTCATCTTCGTCCGCTTCCATAGCGCGACGGACAAACTCGGCCTTCAACCGCTCGACTATCGCCGCCGTGATTGCAGACGTGTCAGGCTTGCCCAACTCAGGCAGTACCTGCACATAGGCGGGCAGTAAGTTAACCGCTTCCTTAACCGATAGCGGCCAAACAGGGGCGTCAGCGCTCTCCAGAGCCCGCTGGACGGCTTTGCGTGTAACCTTGACCTGTTTAGGCTTGGGAGCCTCTACAGGCTCGTCCTCGTAGATGACAATCGGACGGCGCGGACGGCGACCGGCAGGCGCACTATCATCCCAGCCGCGTGGGCGGGTTGATGGCGTCTGGCTGGAGACCGTTGCCCCGAAAAACTCATTGTCATTGGCAGCGAGTGCGCCAGTGATCGTCTGCGGCCCACCGTCAGCAACGATAGTCGCGGCATAGAACGTATCGGCGTCTGTAAACAGCGCCCCGGTGATCGTCGCAAGGCTTGCGACCGTTGCGGCATAGAACGTGTCCGCGTCCGTAAACAGCGTGCCCGCAATGCCGTAACTTGCCGAGACCGTCGCCGTGTAAAACGTCTGCGTATTGGTGAACAGCGCCCCAGTGATGCTGCCTGCACCGCCCGTCTGGCTGATCGTTGCCCCGTAGAACGTCGCCTGTTCGGCTAGCGTCAGGTCTATGGGGTCTGGGTAACTGTCAATCTGCCCTGTTGCATCGTCAATCGTCAGCAGGTTGCCGAAGAATGACGCGGTGATCTCTTGGCTGGGGCTCGTGCCAATCGGCAACGGCGGGTTCGGGTCGTGAGTGTCTACGCCCGGTTGGTACTGCCACTGCGGGAAAAGCAGCCGGTCAATAGCTAGCTTCATGGTTTAGCCGCTGATGACTTGGATAAGCCCGGTATAGTTGATGGTCGCAGCCGTCGCGATGGACGGGGTGTAGAACGCAAGGCACGCATCGTCATAGATGCGCTGAAGGTTGAATGCCGAGTTGATGCCATCGAGCAC